AAACAAGATTTCATCACTAAAGCACTTGCGGTTGTTTCGCCCAAGGCGGCGATGTCGCGAATGATCTCGCAGGAGAAACTTCGCAACTTCGGGCGATTTGATTCGGCTCTCGAAAGCACCAAGCGCGGAATCTCTCGCAATATCTCTGGTGCGGAAGATACGGCAGGCACGGCAGAACGCTACAAGCTCATCCGCGCCGCTCGCGATCTCGCAGATAATTTCCCGCCCGTCCGCTCACTCCTTCTCAAATTCTCCACCTATGTTTCAGGGCGTCTCACCTACCAAGCACGCACCGGCGAAAAGGATGTTGACGAGCAGGTGGAACGCTACTGGCGCAACTGGTGCAAGAGTTGCGATTTCCTGCGCAGGCATGATTTCGTAACGCTCTTGCAACTCGCCGTCATGGCGATCCTTCGCGATGGAGATTGCGGGTTTATCATCGTTCGCGACAAGGGCGAGCTTAAGTTGCAATCCGTCGAAGCCGATCGCATCGGCTCGCCATACAATCGCTTGATTGATTCGGATACCTACATCGGCGGCATCATGTTGGACGAATACGGTAGACCGGATAAATTCCAAATATTCGTTAGAACGATTAGCAACCAATATATCGAACCAACCGATATCCCCGCCGCAGAGTTCATTCACTTGTTCGATGCTACGCGGCTTGACGAATATCGTGGCCGCTCGGCATTTGCCACCGCGCTCAATGCGGCTCGCGACTTGCAGGAAGCTCTGAAGGCCGAGATTCAAGCGATCAAATATGCTTCGTATCAGACAGGTGTGATCGTCACCGAAAACGGCAGCGCCGATGCCGCCGACTACTTTGCCACCAGCAACCAGAACGATCTCGGCCAGACTGAGAAACTTTCCAACATCGATCCCGGCGCGATCAACTATCTCAGCCCCGGCGAGAAGATGGAGATGTTCAAAAGCGATCGCCCAGGCGGAGCGTTCGGCGAGTTCGTTCGTCTCGTTCAATCCCACATCTGCATGTCGGTTGGATTGCCCTACGGCTTCGCATTCGACGCCGACAAAAGCGGCCCAATGGCTCGCATGGAAGCCGCGATGGCAGAGCGCACCTTTGCACGCTGGCGCAGGCTTCTTGAATCGCAGTTTCTCGATAGGATAAAAAATATTATCTTACTCGATGCCCAATCTCGCGGCCTGCTTCCCGAAAGCGAGTATTTACTGGACGGGCGCTGGTGCTGGCCTGCCAAGGTGAGCATCGATTATGGCCGCGAAGCCAATGCCGACATTGCTTTGTGGAAGGCGGGACTCAAAACCGCTGGGCAGATTTACAGCGACATGGGAGAGGATTACGAAGAAGCCTTCCGCGCTCGGGCGAAGGAAGCAGCGATGATTGTTGATCTCGCTGACGAGATGGATATCCCGCCGCAATACATTTCAGATTCAGTGCCGATGCCGAAGCGCGATGAAGCGCAGCCTGTTGATGCGCCCGCCGCAGTCACGGCTCCCGAAATTGTCGCGCCCGAAATTGTCGCACCCGAGCCGCAAGTCGAGACATCTGAATTCCAAGTCGATCAGCACAAGCCCACCAAGGGCATGATCGAAGAAGCCAAACGCGGATTGGAATGGCGGCGTGAACACAATCGCGGCGGAACCGCCGTGGGCGTCGCCCGCGCTCGCGACATCTCCAACGGCGACAATCTTTCGGACGATACCGTCAAGAGAATGCACAGCTATTTCAGCCGCCACGAAGTCGATAAAAAGGGCAAAGGCTTTTCTCCCGGTGAAGAGGGCTTCCCATCCGCTGGCCGCATCGCTTGGGCCTTGTGGGGTGGGGACGCGGGCCAGACTTGGGCGGCGGCGAAGGTTGAGCAGATCAACCGCAACAAGAAGCTTGAGCGCAAAACCAAAACCAGCACCGATGTAAAGCGCAACGAACACGGGCAGATCATCAACCTTGAGAAGAAAGTTGAGCTTGTGATGCCGACTCCCGAAGGCAAAGAAGAGCAAGAAGATTTTTACGATCGCTGTATGGCCGATGATACTATGAATGCAGAATATCCAGACTCAAAACAACGCTTCGCGGTGTGCCGCGTGCAATGGGAAGGGGCATTGAAATGATCGCGCAAGGAATCGCACTCGAAGCCAAGCGGCAGTTTTTGGTTGGCATGCACCAACCGACAGACACATACAAAATCGCGCTGTATAGCTCCCGCGCACAAGTCGGGCCAGCAACGAAGCATTACACGCCAGAAGGCGAAGTGGCGGGCGCTGGCTATGATCGCGGCGGATATGTGCTGGCGGGGTTCAAAAGCGGCATGGCGGGTGCGAATGCGTTCGTCACCTTCGATGATCTCAAGATCGACCGAGCCACCTTCACGGCGCACGGGGCTTTGATCTATAACGCATCGAAAGACAATGCCGTTCTCTGCACGCTGAACTTCGGCGCGGATCGGCCTGTGTTCGATGGCGCTTTCGAGTTGAAATTTCCCACGCCCACAGAAAAAAACGCTTTGATTTTACTCGCATGATCGGCGCAAACATTCCAGCACCACCGGCAGCGGCGGGAGTAAGTGGCTCCACCGGCTCCGTTGACAACGCCATCCTCCGCGCAGACGGCACCGGCGGCGCGACTCTGCAAAATTCCGGCCTCATCGTCGAAGATACGATTGTTTCATTCACCACAGTCACAGGCACTGCCAGCGATGATATCATCACGGCCACCGGGTCAACATTTTCAAATGGCCAACCCGTGCGCTTCACCGCTCTCACGGGTGGAACGGGGCTAAACACCACCACCAACTATTTTGTCCGCGCAGCCAGTGGAGCGACCTTCAAACTCGCCACAACCGATAGCGACGCCACTATCGTCAACTTTACCACCAACATCACCGCAGGCACGCTCCTCACGGGCCACAGCGTGCAGGTCAATGTCACCCTCTCTGAGAACACCACCGAAACCAACTCCGCACTCGTCCTCTCGCCGAAAGGCACGGGGGCACTAATCGCTGGGGCGAAACCAGATGGGACTACTGCGGGAGGAAACGCAAGAGGCGAAGGGGCTGTTGACTTACAGCTTTTTAAATCATCCTCAGGTCAAGTTGCCACTGGAATTCGGTCTGCTATATGCGGCGGAGGCGAAAATTTTACCTCAAATTCTTATGCGGGAGTTTTGGCGGGGCATCAATGTTCAGCCTCTGGCAGCAGAAGTGTAATTTGTGCAGGTCAGTCGAATTCGGCGTCAGGAAGTAGGTCTGGCGTTTTATCTGGGAATACTAATACAGCATCAGCAACAAGTGCTGTTACTGTTGGCGGAGAGCAGGCTGTCTCTGATAGGTTCTCAATGCTGGCCCACGCCGCAGGCCAATTCGCAGCACAAGGCGATGCCCAGCGCGCTCGTTTCGTTCTTCGCAACAAGACGACAACGAACGCGGCAGTCGAGCTATTCCTCGACGGCAGCGCAACTCGCCTCACGATCCCCTCTGGGAAATACCTCACAGGCACAATCAACATCGCTGGCATCAAGAGCAATGGTAGTGCAGCGGCAAGTTACATTCGCCAGTTCTCTATCAAGAATGTTGCTGGAACTACTTCGCTCGTAGGAACCGTGAACACCATCGGCACGGATGAGGCGGCAAGCACCAGTATCAGCATCACAGCAAACGACACCAACGATGCCTTGAAGGTGGAAGTTACCGGAATCGCTTCAGAGACATGGCGCTGGGTGGCGTCTGTTGATGTGGTAGAAGTAGCTTACGGAACATAATTTATGAAAACATACGGAGTAATCTTCGCAGATGGAACCAAGGAACTGATCAGCATCGTGCTGGATGACGAGGGCGAGCCTCGGATGGACACGCTTCGCCCTTATCCAACGCCAGAGGATTGGGTTGATCCAACTATTATTCCACTAATCAAGATCGAAAAGCCCGCCGAAGGAGAGTGGACACCGAAGGTAGTCTGGTTCTCTGATCGCGTGGAGCGGCAATGGGAAGCAAGTTAACTAACTAATAAGTATGCCAAACGAACTAAATACAGCACAACCGACAAGCGGGCTTTCGATCACCGCGCAACTTTTCCAAACCGGCATCACCGTGGGATCGGCGGTTACTTGCAGCGAAGTCAGCACCACAAGATTTTATTCTGGCAACATGCCAGCGATCACTGCGGGAACCTATCAGGTTGTCTTTTATTCAAGCGCCATCACTCCTGTGTCTTCTGGCGTGATCGCATGGAATGGCAGTGCCGAGATTCTTGTGAATGATCTCTCGACTGCAACAACTGCAGGAACTGCTCAAGCTGTCTGGGATCGTGCAATCACCGCCATCACAACAAGCAGCACAATCGGCACGCTCCTAAAAACAAACATTGACGCTACAATCTCAAGCCGCAGCACCGCTACCACCGCAGGCATCGCAGATGCCGTGTGGGATGAAGTTCTCACAGGCGCAACGCACAATGTCAACAGATCGGCGGGTAAGCGACTGCGCCAAATTGCCGACGAGCGTATCATCGCAGATGGACAGACGGTCTCCGCGACTACGAACACAATCACGCTCGAGCCAATCGGAACCTTGTGCGTCGGGCAAACAATCGTCGTCACAAACCAAGACACCGACGAGAAACAGGTGCGCTTCATTCTTGATTTCGATACCGGCACCGACACCGCCACCGTAGATTCTAACTGGTGCGTTGTGCCGACGGCAGGCGACGAGTATTTACTCACCACAGTTCGCGATCCTCTTGTTACGCGGGGAGATCACCCAACCGGAACTGTCGGCGCGGAGATTGATGAAATGTATCTCATCCACGGCCTCAAAGACGGCGAAGTTCTCACCGTCACCCCGACGAGCCGCACCGCTGGCGCCATCGCACAAACGATCAGCGGTGACGGGACAACAACGACGACAGTTTCTCGCGACTGATGACAATTCTTACCAGCCTGCTCATCGCAACGCAGGGCTTGCTGCCAAGCCCTACGCCACTGTCGATCGGCACGCAGGGCTTGCTTCAAATCCCAAGCGGCCCGCCGCCGCCACCGCCCATCGTGGCCCGCGATCTGCCGGGTGGCTTCTACCGCGAGCGCCAGCGAGTCGTTGTCGAGATCAAGCGCGGCGTTACCGGCAAGCTCAAAGTCGGCTCGCCGCAGGTTCAGATTTCCAGTGCGGTTGCTGTGTGTGGAATAAAGGCGTCACCGGCGGCCGGGCCGGTGGCGCTGTCCATTTCAGCGCAGGTTCCTGTGACGGGCATGGCAACCAACATCTCAGCCAACCGAATCAAGCCAGAAATCTCGATATCGTTCGAGATTGTAGGCTGCCGCGAAGAAAACGAGCTGGAAATCTTAATGCTCGCGCAGGCTGCTTTGGAAGAATTTCACCTTGAAGATATCATTAAATGATACAATGATGATTTTGCCGGTGGAGCATTGAGGGCGGTTCGCCACTAAGTCGTAAGTTTGGGGCGGGTGCAAGCGTCCGTATGGGCGACTGAATCCCTTACTTGTCTGAAAGAATACAAGGAAGCGCATCAAGCGGCCGAGCGACCTGGACTCCATCGGCCCTTTTCTTTTGACATCGCCGCCTTCGCATGAGCGACATCATCGAAGGCGTTTCCGTCATTAGCGTAGGCGAAGCCAAGGGCCACGGGCTTTTTGTGGATCGCATTACATTGCAAGAAGTGAAAGCTTGTGCGGAGACTTATGCTGGCGGAGTCAAGGTCAATCTGGATCACGGCGCAGGGATCAAAGACATTGTTGGATTCTGCGACAATTTTCGCATCATAGGCGATAAACTCGTCGCCGATCTAAACCTTCTCCAGAACGCCGAGCGCAGGGAATATGTGCTCGAAATCGCCGAGAAGCTCCCCGACACCTTCGGAATCTCAATCGCTTTCTCTGGCCCTGTGCGTGAGATCGACGGCAAACGCTTTGCAAGCTGCGAAGAACTTTACAGCGCTGATCTCGTCCAAACTCCCGCCGCCAACCCTACCGGCCTTTTCAGTTTCGAGGCAAAGGCAGTTGACAAAAATCTCACCAATATGGAAGACGAAAAAACCCAAGCTGAAGAGATCGTCAAAGAAGACGAGATCGATATCTCCGACATTCTTTCCCGCCTCTCCGCTCTTGAAACCGCTTTCGGCGACTACAAGAACAAAATGGAAGAGATGCCCGAAGAGAAAATGGCTGAAGAGAAAAAGGACGAAATGTGCAACTGCCAATCTGCCTCTCCTATCTCCAAGCTTGAAGCTAAGATGGATACGATCATCGCAAATTTCGGGTCCGCTCCCATGAAGGGCAGCGCCACCGCCGAAGAGAAGCCCGCCGCCAAGTTTGATCTGAAGGCTCTTATCGAAAACAAAACTTCCGAACTCGGCAGCAAGACCGCCGCGATCAAATTCGCGATGAGCAATCACCCCGCCGAATACATCGCTCTCCGCGATTCCAATCAACTCACCAATCTCTAAAATCTCATGGCCACACAAATCGACAACACATACCGGAGCTTCTCGTTCGCGACTGCAATCTCCGCAAACACGCTGGTGCGAGTCTCCGGCGATAACGCAGCCGCCGCATTGGTCACCGCCAGCGAAGCCGTCGGCGTTGTTCAAGAGGATGTTTCTGCTACCGGCATCGGCAGCGTGAAACTTTTCAGCCCAACTCAGTTCGGCTTGGTCTCTCCCGGCCCCGTGACTGCGGGACTCAATGTTTTCGCAACAACTGGCGGCGTGGTTGTTGGAACCCTTCTCACCAGCGGAATCACCCTCGGAACTGCGATCAATTCTGGCGCAACCGGCGATGTGATCGAATACGCCTGCAAGCTCTAATCTTTAAGGAACCACCATTATGGCACTAACAACCACCACCATCCGGGGCGACATCGCGCAGGCCGTTTACGAAGGCCGCAGCAACCGCCAGAACCTTTTCATCGGCGCGGAAGTCATGCCCATCTATGTGGCTGATGTTCGCAGCGGCGAGTATCTCAAGATCAATCTCGGCCAGTCCGAAGCATTGAACGACGACGCTACGAAGATCGCCGCAGGCAGCGCCTATCCCCGCGTTTCCCGCAAATTCGTCAGCGACACATTTGCCGCTACGGAATACGGCCTTGAGGAAATCCTTCCTGATGCCACGCAGCGCGACTTGGCTCGCTTCCTCGATGTTGAGGTTGCCGTGGCTGACATGCTTTTGAACCAGATTCAGATCGGCCACGAGGCCCGTGTCGCCGCGCTCACCTACGCCGCAAATGGCTTGACTGCCATCTCTGGCACTGGCTCGACTGCCGCTTACACCGAGGCGAACATCACCACATTCGATCTCCCCGCCGATGTGGCCGCTGGCAAGTTGGAACTCGCCAAATATGGTGTCCTTCCTAACACTCTGGTTATGTCTGCGACTCTGTTCGAGCGCGTTCGCCGCAGCACGAAAGTTCAGAACCAGATGTTCGGCGTTGTTGCCACTAACAGCACCCGCTTGCTCTCCGAGCAGGAGGTTGCCCAGGCAGTCGGCGTTGAGAAAGTTCTCGTTGGCCGCGCTCCCAAGAACACCGCGAAAAAGGGTCAAACCTACTCTGGCGGATTCGTGTGGGGCGATACCTACATGGCTCTAGCCTACACCTCTGGTGGCGAGTTCGCCGCTGGTGGATTTGGCCGCACCATCCTCTGGGGCGCTGACAGCCCCGTGCCTTTCGTTGCGGAAACCTACCGCGACGAGGCCCGCCGCTCGAATGTGCTGCGCGTCCGCCAGCATGCGAGCGAGAAAGTGATTGACGGATCGAGCATCATCCGCATCACGACTGGCCTGTAAGTTTGGACAGTTTGGTTTTTGTGTTTACAGAAACCCGCCCTCGCAAGGGGGCGGGTTTTCTGTTATTGACACGCCACCCAATTTAGACATGAACCAAAAAAAGAAACTGGTTGCCGCATTCATTGCAGGGAACGAAGAAGAACGCATCGCTCGATGCGTTGAGAGCTACAAAAAAATCTGCGACGAGATTGTTGTCGTTCGCGCAATCGGATCGCTAACGCCGGATCGCACGCTCGACATTGCCAAGGAACTTGGGTGCGTCACCGCTGAATATTGCAACTCGCCGCTGTGCGAAGATTGGCCGCATCTCGACAACTTCGCCAACGCTCGGAATCAGGCGATGAGAGCCGCCTACAATCTCGCAGGCGAAGACGGCTGGGTAATGTGGGCTGACATTGATGACATCTTGCCAGAGTCCCAAGTTGAGCCGCACCTCAAGGCGCTCGCAGAATGCCCGAAAGATTGCGATTGGATTCTCACCGATTATGTAATTCCTGAGCAACACAAGCGCGCGCCACGGGAAAGATTCTTTCGCTACAAAACCGGATGGTGGTGGCGTCCCGTGCATGAGAATATGCACCCAACGAAGACGATAAAAATCTGGAGTCGCCGCGATCTGGAATCCGCGCACCACAAGCCGTCGCTGGGACGCAGGCCGAGCAACGAGCGCAACACTCGCATCCTAGAGTTCAACGATCAATTCACTCCAAACATTAAATTTTATCTGCACTACGAGAAAATGATCCAAGGCCAGCGCGAGCAGGCGATCCGCTACGGCGCGGAAACTCTTGCGCTCAAAAGCGTCGATGCTGTTCACCGCTACGAGACGATGGTGAACATGAGCAATATGACGGATGGCGATACGGCTCTGCGATTCGCCGCCGCTGCCGAGAAGCTCGATCCCAACCGCCGCGAAGCGATTGCGTTGCAGGCATCGATCCTGATCGATCAAGGCAAAGCCGACGAAGCTCTCGCCGCTCTGGATCGCATGGAGAAAATCCCCGTGCCATCATTCCCGCAATGGACGCACCGCGCCGAATACTACGGCTGGAAGGCTACGCGCCTTCGCGCTTGGGCGCTTCGCATGGCAGGAAAAGCCAAGGAAGCTTTTGCGCTGGAGGCTGACTTGCTGAATAGCTCAAAAGGCCCAAGGATCAGCATTCTCCACGCGACAAGGGGAAGGCCATTGCAAGCTGTGCAGACGATGAGCCTGTGGCTTTCTCGCGCCAAGAATCCCGCTGCGATCGAATACATCTTTGCCGTGGATGCCGATGATCCCACCGCCGCGCAGTTGCAACGCTTTGGCGGCGTAGCGCAGGATCGAGATGGCGGGGCCGTGGGCGCGTGGAATCTAGCGGCATTTCATTCGACGGGCGACATCCTTGTGCAGATGTCTGACGATTGGGAATGCCCACCGGGCTGGGATCAAATGATCATCGATCGACTCGACATTGAGTCAGAAAAATGTCTACGAATTTCTGACGGCCACCGAACCGATGAGCTTCTGCCGATGGCAATCGTGACTCGCAAACATTATGATCAACACGCATTATTCAATCCCGCATTCAAGAATCAATTTTCAGATGCCGAGTTCACCATTCGTGCGCAGAAGGCCGATTCGATCGTGGATGCGCGGGACATTGTTTTCGCTCACCATCATCCTGCTTTTGAGCCGAGCATTCCGGTTGATGACACGCATCGTCGGATGTCTGATCCGCAGGAACGCGAGCGGGCGCAAACGATCTTTGAAGAATTAACCACATGAAAAAAATAACACTACTCCACGCCACTCGCGGCACGCCCGAGCGCGCGATCACAACGAAAAAAACATGGATCGCGAGAGCGAACAATCCTGAGAATGTCGAGCATATTTTCGGCATCCAAGCCGATGACGATGCGAGCTTGGCAGCATTCGCTGATCACGAGCACGCTGTCAGCGTCCCGCCGCCTGAGTGGGCATCATCAAGCGTGGCAAACTGGAACACCGCTGCCGCGCTTTCAACGGGCGAAATTCTTGTCGTGATCGCCGACGATCTCACTCCGCCGATTGGTTGGGATGAGCAACTGCAAAAACTGCCGGCAGGGAATTTGCCTTGGGCCTGCTATGTGCCCGACACCGTGCGTGATGACGGTCTGATGTGCCATCCCGTTCTCTCTCGGGAACTCTACTCGCGCCGAGGCTATGTTTTTCATCCAGAATTCTACGGCGTTTTCTGCGACAACGATTTCACAGTGCGCACGCAGTTGGAGGCAACAATCCTTCAGATCAAAGGGCTGAAATGGTTCCACGACCATCCGAGCAATGGCGGAAGACCAGAGGATCATATTGTTCGTCACCAGAACAGTCAGACAGCATATGCTTTCGGCAGTGCCAAATTCACGAAGATGTGGCCGCTCCTGCAAACATTCAACCGCTGCCGCAGCGTCGAGAGCGATATCCACGCGCACCTGCTGCGACTCGCGCAACTTGCCCGTGAGTGCAATCATGTGACAGAGTTTGGCGTGCGATCTGGCATGAGCACCTTCGCATTCATGCACGGCCTGTCCAACAAAAGTCGCGCAACTCTGCGCAGCTACGATCTCGGCGATCCTTACAATCTCTTTGCCAGCATCCGTCCACACATTGAAATCGATTGGACATTTGCGCACGGTTCGACACTTAATGCGCCAACGATCGAGGAAACGGATATGCTCTTCGTCGATACGCTCCACACCTACGCGCAAGTCAAAGGCGAACTGGAGAAGCATGGCAATCAAGCGAGAAAATACATTGTTTTTCACGATACCGTCGCCTTCGGTGTGAGTGGCGAAGACTTCGGCCCCGGCATCAATCTTGCGATCCAGGAATTCATGCGCGACAATGAGCATTGGGTGGTTTTCGAGCATTACGACAACAACAACGGCTTGACAATTCTCGCAAGGCAATGAGCGCAACTCACTCTGTATGGATCGGCCCCAAGCTGGGATTGATGGAAAAACTCACTCTCACCCTTCTCACAAACCACGGCCACGATGTGACGCTGTGGACGCAGGGCAAAGTTGAAGGCGTGCCGAAGGGCGTCGAAGTTAAGCCGCTGCCGAAGGATATTCTGAAGCCCATCGGCTTCGCAGGCAACCCGCACGCATATATCCCGAATGGCGGGATCGGTAGCTTCGCGCATTGGAGCGATTATTTCGCGCTCGAAACACTCTACCGCCACGGCGGGACATGGGTTCAGATGGATTGTGCGGTGAACTGCAAGCTTGATCTTGCCGACTACACCTTTTCGCCGTGGCTTTCCACGATCTCGCCTGTGGTGATGCGAGTCTCTGAAGGCAGCGCATTCGCAGTCGATGTTGCTGAGAAGCTGCGCGGGATGCTCGCTGATGGGATGGCGGGGCGCGATTGGCACGAAGCGATGCTGGCGATTCACCAAGGGCTTCAGCGCCACGGGATTGAATACTCCACGCTCCCAAATTATTTCGACTGCGGCGGCGTCGAGTTTTCGCCATACACGCACCCAATCAAAGCTGATGTGATCCATTGGAGCAACGCCACGCACAACACCAGCAAAGAAAAGCCAACGAAAGGCAGCGAATACGAGCGTCTTTGTAAAGAGTGTGGCTTGATTTGACGCATCCGCCATCTTGTGAGCCTGCTCGACATTCTTGCATCCGATTTCGCCGCCGTTAGCGCAGAGCTTCCCGTCGCCTGCTCGTTCAATGGGCAGGCGTTTTCGGCTAACCGCTCAACATTTCGCCGCGATAATCAACTCCAAGACGGCGGGTTTTTCGGCTCTGTGGCAATGGTTCTGACAGCTCCATACAATTCGGTGACTCAGATCATCTCGCTAGGTGATCGCGTGTTGGTAGCCGGTGCGCCATTCCGAGTGATGAGCGCCGAACTCGCGCAGGATGGTGTCTCCGTGGATTTCCAATTGGAGGATGTAAATAAATGAGCCTTTTTTTCCCTGCGCCACAAACTCCGCCAGAGCCAACGAAGCCGCCAGCAACTACGACGCTCACGCTTGAAAAGGCACTCACCGACGCATTCATTCAAGCGCTCCAGGCCGAACTCGGAACCGCGCTAACCGTCACCGCCGCAGAGAATTTCGACGCGATCCAGCTTCCCGCCTGTTTCGTGAAAGCCAATCGCCAGCAAGAATCTATCATCAACAGCGCGATCTTCCAATTTTCGGTTGATATCGCGCTTGCGGTGCAGGCAGACGACTCCGATCCGCAGGCACTAGAGAGCCTGTGGGCTGAAGTGTTATGTGTCGCCTACGATGTGACGGGGATAGTTGGCAAACTGAATTCCATTCGTCCGCAATACTGCTATGTCTACGGCATCATTCGCGATGGCGGCGTTTCTCTCCAAACCACCGAGCGGCATTTCTTGCGCTCAGTCACGCTAAAGGTTCACGCCGCGCTTGTGAGTTGACAATTTCGGCCAAATATGGCCGCTACTGTTATCACTTCTTCCGCCGCTTCGAGTGTCATCTTCGGAGCAACTGCCGAAACCGGCATCATCCTTTCTTCTTTTTCCCGCAGCGTTCAAAGCTCCAAAAGTGAGTTAATGGACGAGGATGGCGACATTGTTGCTGTTTCCTATTATGGCCGCACGGCTACGATCTCGATCGCTGGCGCGATCAATGGCTCAACTGGTGTTGCCACCGCTGCCGTTGCCGGGCTTCTGACTCTCGCCAACACCACAACCGAGTTCGGTGTGACTGGTGGCAAGATCGTTGTGGATTCTGTTTCTTCCGAGCAAGGCAGCGATGCGTTCAAGACGCTCACGATCGAAGCCACGCAGTATCCAAGCCTCTAATTTCCTGGCGACGAGACGCTGGCAGACCGTCTGAAAAGTCTGCCGCCCCTTTAGATTATGATTACTGAGACTATAAACACACAAGAAGAATTTGTTTGGACGGCAAACCTCAAAGCCGCCACCGCCCTTGCCACGCTTGGCTTTGGGCTTAAATACCCGAACCCCGTCACGCGCACGATTCGTTCCGACAAGAAGGAATCCACGGTGTTCTGGTTTAATAGCACCAATGACAAAGGCGATCACGCTGAAGACATTTTGCTCTGGATGACGAAGGGCGGGGAAGACTTGGAGAAGCGCGATCCTGAACATATTGTGAACTACTTGCGGGCCTATGCTGCAAATCGCGATGCGTTAGTGGATATTATTCGAGGCACTCCGCGCCATGTCGTAATCGAGCGCAATGGGAAACGCATCGCTGTGCGAGAGGATGCAAGCGAACAAGACAAAAAAGAAATTTTAAAGGCGATATAATATGGCTGGATTCGGAAAATCAAACGGCGGAGGAAAGTCGGGGAAGGCAACAAAGGGAAGCGGGAATCAAGGGCCGAAGGCTGAATCCGGCAGTAAGGGCGGCACGGCTTCAAAAGGAGGAGCCTGCGGGCAACGGGCCGCAGCCGGGAGAAATGGGACTGGGAATAGAGGATAGAATAAAATGGCAGCCGATTGTAAGATGTTGTCTGATTCTGAATATGCAGACATTGAGAAAGAAATTAAAAAAAACGAATCACAACAAGATTTTTTAAAGCGCGGAATTGAGGCTTTATCATATCAGGCGCAATTAAATAATTGCGATATTTCAATAATAAATGAATTAAATAGATTGAAAGAATTATATGATTCAATTGATAGAATTAAAAATTCTTTAAATGAAAGAATCCAATCGCATTACAGAGCTGTATCTGGATGCATAATGGATGCGGAAAAATCAAAGACCGATAAGGGGAAACAAATATCTAAAGATGGGAAGGCGGGGAAAAGCGGGAAAACCGGAATGGATGGCAAAAAAGGAGGAACTGCTAATTCAATAGGGGGAAGAAGGGCTAGAACTTGTTAATAATTTTATGAAAAAAAAACCGCAAAACATAGAACTAGTAAAAGACGATGAAATCCTTCGCGAGGAAGGCATGGCTGATGGGCCGATGAATGTCGCGGGCATTGAGCTGCGACCGATCACCGCACTCTCTGTATCGTGGATGCAGCGCAACGAAGTGTTTTCAGATGCAAAAGATTTAATCTGGAAAACTTGTGCCTTCGCATTTTTGCACTCAGCACCAAAGTCGGAAATCCGTGCCGTGGTGAACGACAAGGAATCATTCGCTGAAGCAGTAGATGAATGGATCGACAACAATATTTCCCACCATCTTGAAACTGGGGGAATAGCCAAAGAAATGAATGCAGCATTCGAGCGATATTCAGCCTGTGCTAGCGTAATCATTGGATCGAAAGGTTCGGCACCGGGAAACTAAACAGCCCTGGCTGGTTGGCAGGCTATGTTTACCGAATCGCCAAGGCCACCAGTTGGGGCTATCGCGAGATCACCGAAGAACTTCCATTTAGCGCGGGCCTGCAACTCATCTTTTGCGATGATGCCGCGCATGGCCGCAGGCGCGCATGGACGCGCAACAATAAGGCCGCCGATGTTGACGCTCTCGCCCAATTGGAGGAAGCCTTTGCCAAAGTTCAAATTTGAAGCCCACAAGCTAGAGGAAATTCTTAAAGAATACGTCAAGATTCGTGAAGTCGAAGTGCCGAAAGCCGTGCTGATCAACGGGCGACTCTTAGCAAAAGAACTTGCTCGGCGCACGCAACCTTTCGGCACGAAGGCCGATGCGGGGCAGCAGCGGGTGAAAAATGATATTGGCAAGGTGATCAAAGACTCCACCAGAGTTGAAGAGATGATCGACAAGGTGAGCGATGGCCGCATTGCCGCTCGACTCAAGCAACTCTGGAATGCCCGCCGCTTTGATGTGTTGGAGCTTGTGTTTCGCAACATCGGATTCCTAAACAAATACGGCGACATGGAATTTATCACCGATCCCAAAGGCCCGCACCAAGCCAACCGCGATCCGCGCACGGGCCGCACGCGCAAGAAAGGCGACAAGCTATATATCGCGCAGAACGACATCTCTGGCTATGCCGAAGAAACCGCAAAGCGAGTCGGCCTTTCCAAAGCAGGATGGGCCGTTGCCGCTGAAGGCTTGCCGTCCACTGTGGCGAATAAGCGCAGCAGCTACGATTTCCCCGCCTTCGTAAAAGCCAACATGGATCGAGCGAGCGGCTCGGCGCAGGATAATACAGGAAACATCGCAAATCCTACGGTGACACTCACCAACGCCACGCCGTGGATTGATCGCATTTGCCCCGCTACCGAGCGCATGAATGCGGTTTCGGTGGTGATTTCAAAAATGAAAACCCAGATGGCGAAGATTCTAAAGGAACGCAAAAAAGCCGACGAAGTGGCGGATTGACGAAAGCATCTCTATATGGCCGATGTTAGCGTAGAATTTGGAGCAAAGGACACAGGTTTAGAGCAGACGCTCAAGACCGTGCAAGCGCAGCTTACTTCTCTGGAAGAAGAAGTAAAGAGTGGCACGCTTTCCTTTGATGAGCTTCAGCAGACGATGCGGAAGATTAGTCAGGCTGAAAAGGTGCAAGATCAGTTGCAGGCGATGGCGACAAGCATGGGCGAAGCAGGAAATGCGGCAAGCACCGCAGAGCCAAAGCTTGACGCGCTTGGCAATGAAGCCGCCGACATGGGGAACAAGGTGCAGGGGGCCGGACAAAAAACAGACGACAGCGCCGGGCTTTTCGATGCTGGGTTCGCCAAAATCGCCGCCGCTTTCACAGTTGGCAATCTCGCCGCCAAGGGATTTGAGGCTATCGTCAACGGCGTTTTTTCTGCGGCTCGCGCAATTGTTGACGGGTTCGGCGATGCGCTTGATCTTGGTGGGAGGCTTGACGATTTAAGTAAGCGCACGGGCGAGACGGCGGGAAACCTTTTTCTTTTAGAGGGTGCGTTCAAAGAGGCTGGGCTATCTGCCGACCAAGTTGGAACGACGATCAACAAGCTTCAGAACTTCATGCAGGATGCCAGCAATGGCGGCGAGCGGCAAACCGCTACCATGGGCAAGTTGGGAATTTCTTTGGAGCAGTTGGCGGGCAAGACGCCGACGCAGCAGATGGAAATCTTCGCGCAGAAGATTGCAGGCATTCAAGACCCGACGCAAAGAGCGTCAACGGCGAGCGAGGTTTTCGGCGAAAAACTAGGCGGAAAGCTGCTTCCGTTGCTATTGGAATTTCCGCAGACGCTTGAAAATGTAAGCGACAGGACGGGTGGGATGGCCGATGTCATGGATGAGAGCGCGGCGACATTTGCCAGAGCGGGCGACACGATTGATGCGGTTAAGGGCAAGCTCACTCAATTCGCAGCGGGCATTTTAAGCGAAGTAATCCCCGAGATTCAAAGCCTTGGCACCTCAATGGAGGAAGTCGATGCGGCAGGGCTTGGGCAAAAAATAGGAAGCGCGCTGTCTCCCGTTTTGCGTGACTTAAATGGCTTGGTTGGCGAAGCAAAAATGTTGATGGATCAACTCTCTTACGCCGAACAGCAGGTGAGAGAAGATACCGGCGCGCTCGGGGCGGCCTACGATGCAACACAGGGGGCTCTTGCGACATTTAACAATGGCCTGTTTGATGCGCTTAAATTCATCACCCCATTTGATGAAAGCGTTGAAGGGTTAAGGCAGACATTCGTTGGATACAAAAAAGACCAAGACGGCGCGATTGTCGGAGTTCAAAAGCTTGGCGAAGCCGCCACGGAAGTCGCACCGGCGTTGGACGGGGCATCCGGCAGCACCGAGCGCTTCGCAACATCGTTGCAGGATATTGGGATAGATAGCGGGCAAGCATTCACCGATATCAACAACGGCGCAACGACATTCAAATCCTTAATCAATGAAGGAAACATCTCGCTCTCCGACATGAGCGGCGAGATCGGCGGGCAGATTCCGCTTCAGACGGAGCAGATCGATCTTGTCGGCGAACTCAACACTTCGCTCGGTGAAGCCAACGAGAAAGCGGGCGAGCAGCTTGCCAAGATCGAGCAGCAAGTTGCGGCAGAGAAGGCGCGAAACGAAAAGATTGCCGAGCGGCAAGAGAATTCAGCTGCGGATTACAATCTTCAGATTCAGATCAACGAAGCCCTGGCGGCAGGAAATACTACGCTTGCCGAAGGGCTGAAATATCAGCGCGAGCATTCGCAGCTTACAGAAAAAATCATGCGCGAGACTGGCATGTCTAAAGAGGAAGCGGGCATGCTTGCGCAAAATTTATTGATGAGCAAAGAGGCGGCACTGCAGGCTCAAGCCGGAACGCAGTCGCTTAAAGGCAATATTCAAGGGGCGGCGGGCGCTGCGCAGCAAACCGCAACAAATCTGCAAACCGTAGGTCAAATGGTTGATCAGATCGCGCAGAAAAAAATGGATCAAGGTGCTAGAGATTTGAATGCTGAAATTAAAGGAGTTCAATCAGAATACAAGGCACTGATGCAGTCCCTTGGCATTTATGTGGCACCGAATGTAAGCCTTGAGGGGATAATTAGCGACTTAGGCCTTGTAAGTGGGGGGCTGGACAGCACGGATATTAAGTTAGAGCAGGTAAAACGAAGTCTTGACGCGCTTTCCCAAACCCCTGTTGCAGACCTTACTCCAGCCTTGGATGAAATGGGGACGAGCAATAAAATCACAGAGATTGGCGGCATTTTACGAGAAAATTTTCAAGGCCTTGATGTAACGCCCTACATAGATCGGGAAGCCGTAAACGATGGCGTGGCACAAACAAAAGATACCATTGAATCCGCTCTTAAAGAATTCAAGGCGACGGTCACTCTTGATCCGCAAATTCAAGATGGTGTTGAACAAATCAAGCAAACATTAGACAGTGAATTTTCCGAACCAACAAAACTCAATCTTGACGGAGATGATAGTATTTCACAGGTTAGGCAATCAGCTGAAAGTGATTTTGCAGAATCAATCCCACTAAACCTTGACGGGGAAGCTAGCATTTCACAGGTAATGCAGTCAGCTGAGAGTAATTTCAAAAACCCCATACCGCTCAACCTAAATATTGATGAGTCGCTTTCTAGCGCCATAAACAAAATCGAAGGAGAAAGGCCACAAATCACCGCCGAGGTCGATCAGGCTTCATTAGATAATGCCGTGGCGCAAATGCAGACTGACATCACGAATGAATTCACAGGCGGCGCAGGTGGTGCGGGTGGCCTTGGAGGGGCTGGAGGCGTTGGAGGAAATGGCGGTCTAGGCGGAAATGCAACTGGGGGCCAAGGAGGCGATGGTGGTCTGGGCGGCGATGCATATGCCGATGTCACTTCACTTGTCAATCTTTTACAACCTTGGGAACAAATAATATCTGCGATCCGCGACCGCTTACCGCTTCAGGCATTAGCATACTAAAAAAATGAGCTATTCATATCATGGAACAACTGATCTAATCGCCCGGCCGGGGCGATCGGTGCAAACCTATCCTTCCGGCCTTGTGCGCGTGGAGCGTTCGTTCATATGCCGAAAGGCCGATGTTGCGAGATACAGGAATACCTTTCGCGTGAACGAGCCGATGCCGTTTGATGATGGCGCGCCTGCGATTGATGGGCTTTTTATTTTCCCCGATCCGCAGGAGCAGGTGCGAGATGATGGGTTTGTGGAATTTCGAGTAACGGCGTATGGTAGGACGAGAACGCAAGGCGACTCAACCCTTGAGAAGGGGTCTGAATTGGGCCAGTTTAACTATATTAACTTCGTAGAAGACCCGACGATAAACTTTACTCAGCTCGCAATAAATGAAACCTATACATTAAAGTTCGTCGTTGCGGCAGAACAGTCAACAGCCTCAATAATTACACCGCCGCAAATTGATAACCCTGTCGTTCTTTTGGCTCCATTTACAACGCCAGTTGTGCCTGGAGATTATCCGAGAGGATTCACTCTTGGCATTGACGGTGTTACTTTATTTCCAGTTACTGAAAGAATAAGAGTAAATATTGGGCTTGTATCTTATTCATCGACATCATTCGGCAGGTGGCTTGAAGTTGTAATAGTTTATAAATCTGGCGGAAATTCAATTACAAGCGCTTAAATAAATGCCATCCAATCCGCCAGTCGATTTCCAGCAACTCGCCCAAGGCGCTCGCGGGCAGAGTGGGAGCGATTACCCCTATGCCATCAAGGCCACGGATTTGATGAAGGATTTCGTCTTCGCCACGCTCGATATCGCTGAAGGCGTTTACGAAGAAACCACGGGCATGCAAGGCCATCGCCAGCGCAGGCTGAAGATACCGACGCCGCCTGCAAGCGGGACTTGGGTTCTTGGCTCTGTCGGCGGAACCATTCAATGGATCGAAACTGAAGCCTGCGAATGACGATCAAGACTCAAGGCGGGAAGGTGATCACGAAGGACGGGAAGGTGAGTTGCGAGTGTTGTGAAGAACCTCCGGGCGAGTGCTGCCTGTATCCAGCGCAAGCATTGCGCGATGAATTATATACAGTTAGCGATTTGCCTGATTCGCTTATAATTGTGAGCGGGGATTTTCAGCAAGAAATGACAAAAACAGAAGGATTCTCGCCAGCGTATCAAGGAACTAATTCAGAGATTTTCCTAACAGAAGTAACAGAAGGGAACCCGGCTTTCTGGGATATTTATTACAATCCCGGAGCCGGTGGAGATATACTGTCATTTGGCCAATCATGCTTGGTTGATGGGATATATGTCAAAGACCAATTCGCGGATACTTATACGGTAACATCATGTTCAGAACCAAGTGCAATTGGAACCATATTAACAAGGACTTCTTTATGTTACTGGGAGGGGCAATATAATACGCCATTTGCTGGAACTCAAACTGTATCTATCTTTTACTGCCCTAGCGTTGGCCCAACTCCATCAGATGTATGCAATGATACATTTAAATTTTATTCTTTTTATAGTAGGGATGTAGGGGGATTAACTGATCCAATTATTGCTGAAAAAACACCACATTC